TTTTTCCATTCTTTTTCTCGAAATTTTACAGGTTTTATCCCCTGATTTTGCTTCTCGCTTTTCTTCTTCCTCTCTGCTAGATCATTACGTGTTTTTTGTTTTCTCCAGCTTCGCTGGTCCACGTGATTATCTAGCTCTACCACATGGTGGCACTCGCAAAGACACTCCTAGAGGTCTTCCATCGTGGTATTTTTCCCCAGATCCGCGTTTTGCTAATTTTTCTTCATCACACTTGTTCCTTTTGGGTCAACAGGCTAAGGCCGGCAACAAGAAATCTCATGACCTCTTGGTCCATTATTTCTTGTCTTCCATGTACGTGAGGAACTGTCGTCTTCGCGCAGTCCTCTATACTCCGGCCGTTCATCGACTCACCGAGTCTGGATGGAAATTTTCTCTCGTTCCCTCCACTTTTTTCTCAGCACACACCTACAAAGTCAAGTGCGGCAAATTCCTTGTCATCGTTCTTGATGACCCTCAATTTTTGGATTTTGTCGGGCTCCCACGCGTGAGTACTGATGCTCTGCCCCATGGCTTTGCTGGCGACACCGCTAACGGAGTCATCTCAGCCGTTTTGCGTTTGTATAGCTCGCTTTCTTCCGTCCTCTCCTTTCCCGCTGAATGGATGGCCAAGATCAGTCGGAGTTTCGAAGCCCTGAGAGCCCATGCAACTTCCACGTTCGATGACTTGTCCACGTTGTGTAACGATTTTGTCGACGGAGTGAAATATATTCAGGTAGCTTCTAAGTATGTCCTCGCCACTCTAGCTATTTGTCTTGGTGTTCTATGGATCCGCAATGATCCCGCCAGTTTCATTTTCTTTCTTACCGTCGTCAGTGGTTGGTTTGCCGTTCGTTTTAGTGAAGAAATTGTCCAGAAAGTTCGACAGACTTACAATACTATTTCTGACCATCTCAGCACTCTTGACCTTGCGGGCAGAATAGTTTCCTTACTTGCCTCAATTTTTCCTTCTTTTTCCCTTGGCCCTAGCTACGATGAACTCATCGCGACCGTCATCTTTGATCACCGGATGGTCAGCGTCAAGCACGGCATGGGAGATCCGAAGGATAAGGAACTTATCGTGAACGACAATGTAGCCTGGGATGGGCGCCTTCTTTATGAAATGGCCGTCAATCCGCTCTCCCATCTGTACGATCCTTATTCTTCCACTGACTACAAGTTTGGAAATTCAGCCCCTAGCAATTCTGACCCCCTTAAGGCTTCCTATCCTCCTCAGAAAGTTGAAGAAGAGGAATATGATGACTTGGAACCCGTATTCGCCGATCCTCATGGCAAACCCGCTCCTTATTCTGATCCTCGTTACATTCTCTCCGCCATATCTTTGGGAGAGAAAGTCTTTTCGCTACTGGATACTCTTTGGCGAAAGTGGAGTGGAACCCTTGATCCTGCCCTTTTTTCTCCAGATGAGATCAAGCTGGCACATGATGTTGAAGACCTTTTTTCGAAAGGCATCAGAGACCCTGCGTTCCTAAAAGAACATGCCGACGAATATTGTGAGTATCTTGGCAAAGTCACACACTTGGTTGCTGGCTCAATTGCTGTCCCTAAACGTCATTCTGTTTTTAGCGCCTTAAAGCGTTCCTTGTCCTCCATCTCCGACATGGCTCGTGAAGTAGGAGCTTTTAGCTTCACTCCCTCGGCTCGTCCAGCCATGGTTTTCTTGCATGGCGAAACTCGGTGCGGAAAGTCCTCCCTCATGACTCTCCTCGAAAAACGCTTCATCAGAACCGTGTTAAAGAAAGAAGCCACTCCCGCGACATACGGTGCTCTTGTTTATCCTCGTACAAGTGAGGAGTTTTGGCCGGGTTATTCTTGCCAACCGATCATTCGTAATGATGACTGGGGTAGTGCCACCGACACCGCTTCCACACCCAATCGTTGTTTCCTTGACATGATCATGTTAGCTTCTGAGGGCCGCAAACCCTTGCCCCAAGCTTTCATTAAAGGAGGCACTGACTCACATTGCCGCCTCTACACTGCCACTTACAACAATCCTCAGAAGATTCATTCTCTTTCAAATCCTGAGGCGATTGAAACTCGCAAAGACATAGACGCTAGAGTTTTCATCGACTTCGCTGCCATGGATGATTTGACGCTGCAACAGTATACCAGGAGACATGGTAAAGTCATAACCTGGACTGAAGACGTGCCTGACAAAATCAGGTATAAATTCTTGCGTTTTGAAATAACTGCCTGCATGTTGCCCCAACACCAAGGAAAGACCATGAACATTGTTCAATTCACCAATCTTTTTGATCGCGTGGTGTCCCTCCGCGAAAGAAAAGCCGCCGACTCGTCGTTTGCTGATGAGCTAGCCTTTGATGCGATTTTGAATGATAAAGAGTGGTATGAGTCAATCCCTTCTCCACATGGTCTCACTGATTTTTTCTTTCCCCAGGTTGGCGTGTCCACGGCCGCAACCCAAGGAATTAAAGAAGAAGAAGAGACTGAAACTCACTTCTTTTCTGGCCTCTTTTCCGCTGTCAGTGGTTTATTTGATGGCTTGAAACGTTTATTCTCAATTTTCCTTCCCGCTTCTCAAGAAGAAGAAACACCAGCTCCCGTCCCAACCTTTCCTCATAACTCAGGTATGTATAGCGATGACGACGTTCCACAACGTTCTTCGGCTTTTACAAATGTTCGCTATGGCCGACGTAGAGCACCTTCGCGAGTCCCCAAGCCCAAACCTTTGCCAAGACGGAGGGATACATTCGGAGTACCTGTTCGAGCTAACAAACATGGAGTCGAGTTCGACGGAGAAGAAGAATACCTAGGTTGCACTCCTGGTGAGGTTGATCCTGTTGTTCCTGTCTTTCAGAACATCAGTAAGATAATTCAATCAACTTTCATCGAGTCAGCTTATGCTGCCACGATCCCTACCTCCGACGGAGTCAAGATTGCTGGCTCAGTCCTCGCTGTCGGAGAGCAATTCCTTCTTCTCAATGAGCACGTCTTCAAGTCTCTGGTCAACGCGAGACGCGAGTCGATGCTCATCAACACGCTCACTGGACGGGCTTATTCGGTCGACTGGAAAGAACTCTCGTACGTCATTGTAAATTCAACCGTCGATTATGGTGGAGATGCCGTTCTGGTTCATTATCCGTATTTCCCAGCCCACAAGAATCTTGCTCCACATTTCATCACAGAAAAAGACTTGAAATCCTTTGCTGGCGGCCCAGTTGGTATGTTCGCTTATGTCAATGATCCGACCCTTGGGGTTAAGGTTCAACCCTGTTTTTCCCTCGATTCACGCGTCACCAACATTTCAATCCCCGTTCTCGGTTGCCCAGCCCTCCATTCTCCGATTGAGATCGCCCCTCTTTCCACTTTCTCTTATTGTGGCTCGGTCTTAGCTAGAGATTCCTTTCATGGTCCGATTCTTGGGATCTTGAGTGCAGGCACCAATGACGTCTCTTTGGTTCAGCCCATCACCAAAGAACTTCTTATTGCGGCCAAGGTTGCTTTTCGCCAACAAGTCGCTTCTTCTCAGCTTCCTGTTTACCCAGGAGATGATGAGTTGCTGCCCAAGGTCCATGTCCCCAAGGAAGTCTCCGACAAGATGATCCCCATTGGGAAGTCTCACATGAAGACGCATGATCTCCCCAACAAAATGCGACGTACTGGCCTTTCGAAACCCCTCATGGAAGCTGGTTTTCCTTCCACGCGTGCTCCGGCGATCACAGTCCCCACCGTTCTCGAGGATGGAACTAAAGTCCAACCCCGCAAAGCGGCTTTCTCGAAGCTCTTGCAGACCAACCTTTCAGAGTTACCTCGGGACGTCCGTGAAGACGTTTTTCGCATTGTCGACGACTTGGTCCCTTCTCTGCCCCATGCCTCTTTCGCCCTTAAAGAGGACAGAATCTTGACTCCTTTAGAAGCTGTAGTCGGGATTTCTGCTCTTGGGATTGATGGAATCAACATGAAAGCTAGTCCTGGACTCCCTTTTTCCTTTGAAGGCGTCGACAGGAAGTCTCTCTTCGTTTTCAATTCTGATGGTATTGTCTGTGGAATCACGCCTCTTCTTGCAAAGAAAATTGAAGAGTTCATTGCCGATGCCAAAGCCGGAAAAGCTCCTGCTGTTCTCTATTCCGACACACTCAAAGCCGAGCTTCGTGCCCTTGAAAAAGTCCAGAAGCCTCGATTGTTTTCAGTAGGATCCATCGTTCATTTGATTTTGATGCGCATGTTTTTCTGGCGTTTCTTCGCTGGTTTGCGCCTCAACAGGAAAACGAATGGGATCGCCATTGGCACCAACGTCTATGGAGATGACTGGAAAGACATTTACAGTTATCTGGCCTCCATTTCTGAGACTGATTCTGAGCAGTTCTTCGATCTTGATTATACTGCCTATGACGCTGGTCTTCGTAGCGACATCAATGGCAGAATTTGTCAAGCAATAGTCAAATGGTTGGGTCCAGAACATCACGCCGTCCGACATGCTTTGTTGAACAACATAACATTCTCAGTTCATTTATGTTATGACGTGGTTTATGCCTGGACTTCTGGAAATCCTTCAGGTTGTGCAATCACAGCCGAGCTCAATTCTATTTATAACGCGGTAATCACACGCTTTGCCTTCGAAAAAGCTACTGGTCGCCCTTACAGTCCTGACTTGTTCCGTTATGTGGTCTATGGAGATGACAAAATCTGTTCTGTTAACCCCCAAGTTGTTTTCAGCATGGAAAAATACTGTGACGCCTTGAAATCTCTTGGAATGCAGCCGACTTCTGCAGACAAGAAAGGACTTCCGGTCTTAGCCCCAATCAAGACCCTGCAGTTCCTCAAACGGAA